TACACCCGCACCCGGGCCGTCACGTCCTGGACCGGGGTTGCTGGTGTCAGGTGTCAGGGCAAAAGGACCCCGGCCCCCCGTACGTGTCACCCGTGCCCAATACAAAACCACCTGGGGGGGTGTTGACCCCGAACACCCACCCCCGTGCCCCGGAACCCGACAACCCCCGACCGGTCCCGCACCCCCCGCTTCCCCCCGTGGGCGCGCCAGTCCTTATATTACTAGCTGCGCGGGATTTTTTCTTGATTTTAGAGGCGGCTGTGGGAAAATCCCACAACGGCAGCGGGTAGGGTGTCTAAGCTTTTTCAGGGAGGGAAGTGGCCCACGTTTCTGGACAGTTTGGAATATTTTTTATTTGGCCCGGTGGTGGTCATGCGGGTGTCCAGAGGGTGTTCCGCACCGGACATCTGGTGGGTTTTAGCGGACATTTCACCGGACGCGATGTTGATCTGCGGACATAAAACGGACATGTCCTAAATCGTAGGCTGGTTATCCTGTTTACCACCCAACGGAACTGGACGAAATGGGTAAAATCTCTCCCCACTGACGGCCTTATATAAATGGCTCCGGTAATCCGGTTAACCGGTTGCTCGCCTAAAGCGAGCACAGGCACCAGTTCTCCGGAGCTGTGAATAAGATTTTTTGCCTACTGGAGAGAAGTATGACTACAAAGATAAATCCGCTATGGGATGAGTTCATCTTGTGGTTAGCGACCCCTGAGAACGAACGTGGAGCGATCAGCTCTGAGGACGACTGGGCTCAAGCTAAAGGTTACGCCGACTCGCGCACTCTCCGCCGCTGGAAAAAAAATCCAGCCTTCATGGAACGCCAACGCCGCCTCACTGAAACAATGGTCACCAAGTCTGGCGCTGCTGTTATTTTCGACGAGGACGGCAACCCGGACTTTGCTGACGAGCGCGACTACCGACTGGTCAAGGCCCAGCTCCTGACTTCCGCCAAAACCGGCAACCTTAAAGCAACTGAGCTGTTCATGAAGCTGTACGGTAAAACTTGGATTGACGAGGAGCAGGCTTCCCGTTCTTCGGATTTCGGGTCTATGGATCTGGAGGACCTGGTTGCTCGGGCTGTTCTGGTTTTGGCTCCGGAAGTTTTGGCAGATGCGCTCCGCGCCGAAGGCTGGGTAGTGGAGGCCCCTGATGATGGTCCTGCACGTATTTGAGGAAGACGATGAGGAAAGCCGGGAGGACCATCTGGAGTTTTGGTTCGGGTATCCGGAGTTTGGTCCGGCGTATGACGAGGATAGCGATACGCAGATGTGTTACTGTGGTGCTGAGTTGGTTGTGTTGCAACGTGACAGGGATGGCGTAATTGTTGTGTCTAGTATGTGGCATAGGTTTCGGTTTGATCCGAGATTTTTTTTAGAGGAGTGGCGCGAAGATGAGTGAGCATCGTAAGCATGTCGAGATGCAACGGTTATGGGTGGAGCTTGAGTGGCGTCGTTGTGCAGCTGACGAGTCATATTTTTTGGAGAACTATGTGTTTATTCCTTCAGAGGAAGATGCTCGTGGTCGTGTCAAGTTTGATTTGTTTGCTCATCAGCATGAGCTGCTAACTCTATTCAAGAACAACAGGTTCGTCGTTGCTTTGAAGGCACGCCAACTTGGATACACTACCTTGGCGATGGCTCACGCTTTGTGGCTTTCTTTTTTTCGTCCGGGTGCTGTGATCCTTGTTGTGTCACGCAACCAGAAGTCTGCTAACAAAAACCTGGGGCAGGCACGTCTGGCTTACCAGTTCCTGCCGCAGTGGATGAAGGAACGGGCACCGCAGGTTACTGCTGACTCTACTGATGGTATGGTGTTTAGGTTTGCGGATGGTATGGAATCTAGAATGAAGTCTGCTCCCGCCACCGAAGGGGTGTTTGCTGGTGAAACGGCAACACTTGTTGTGTGGGATGAAGCTGGATTGGTGGAGCCTGCTAGCCGACAGGAAGACGTACTGCGTACTTTGCTGCCTACTACTGACGCTGGTGGTAGCATGCTTGTTATCTCTACGTCTCGTGGTGGATACAACAGGTTTGCTAAGACATATCGCGCAGCTAAACGTGGCGCGTCACAGTTCGTAGCGTTCTTTAAACCTTGGCAGGTCAGTCCCTTCATGCGATGCAATGCTTTATGTGGCTGGTGTTGTGGTTCTAAAGGTGAAGTTTCACCATGCACCACCAAGTACGACCTTAAGCGCAGAGAGTTTGCTGATGAACCTTGGAGATTTTTGGCTGAGTATCCGTCAGACGACGAAGAAGCTTTCCGTGAATCAGGTCGTCCGCGCTTTGTTGGCCTACCAAACGAAGCACTGTTTGAAGATCTACCATACAGAGGGCGCCTCCACTGGCAAGATGACGACACTTTGCGCTTTGAACTAGACGAAACAGGACCGATCCGCATGCTTGACCTAGAGCAAGACCCTAAAGCTTTCTATGTTGTAGGAGCTGACCCTGCTTCTGGTACTGGAAGAGACTACTCTACTGCTCATGTTCTGTCTTTAGACGAAGATGGACTCCCAACTATCGTCGCATACTACCATGATAACAACACACCACCTACAGAGTTCGCTGCAGACCTAGATAAACTCGGGCATTTCTATGCTGGACGCTCCTGGGCTGCCCTGATGGCTGTAGAAAACCAAGGCGGACAGGGTGCGTTGCCTATTAACGAGCTACATAAACACCTAGACTACCCTAATCCGTACCTGCATCAGATGTCTGGCTCTAAAAATAGGCAGAAAACCCGCATGTTTGAGTTCCCAATGACAACAGACCGGAGAAAAGCGGTAATAGACCGGATGGCCAAGTACTTGGCGCCTACCGAAACCGGGATAAGCATCAGTAATGTGTATCCTTTGCTACGAGCAGAGCTTGGACAGTTCGTTGCACAGGAAACATTGAGTGGAAACGTCCGTTATGCAGCAGATGTAGGCTGCCATGACGACCTTGTTATGTCTTTAGCTATTTCGTTGTGGGTTTTAATTGAAGAAGCTGGCGATAACTCCCCAATCCCGGCTACTAATGAAGAATCCGCATGGATTCCAACTAACCGTCTAGACATGAAGAGTATCCGCGAGGCACGCCAGCGTGCTATCGAGGAAATGGAAGAAACTGCACGGGCAAATTGGGATACATTTTCCATAAATAGTCACATAAGAGGTTGGTAATGGAGAAAGAGTACAAAAACGGTTACAGTCTGGAAGATAAACAGGCTGTTATACGCGACGCTATGCGCCGCATGGATCCCGTACATTCACATTGGCGTATGCTTGAGGCTTTGTACCGTACCGGCGCACAGCGGGAACTCACCATGCTTGACCTTAACCGGATTCTTCCGTTTCCAGTACCTGGTGCGTTCATGCGAACCATCAACATGGTGCTGCCACACTTCACAATGATTATTAACACGGTATCTGCCCGTGATCCTAAGTTTGTTATCACCCCGGTAGGCGGAGACCTGGCAGTTATTGAACGCAACGCGCAAATAGCACAGACTGTTTTAAGTTATTTCTGGAAACGCTCTGATGCAACATCAACACTGCGCGACATGACACAAGACATGGTTATACTTGGTAACGGTTTTGCTAAAGTAGGTTGGGCCTACACCGAAACAACCATAAACCGCACGCCAGAAGACTACGACAACGAAATAAACAACGCTGTAGCTGACGCTATGGACGAATCAATGCTAATGGGAGAGATGCTTTCAGAAGAAGCAGTGTCAGAGCTTGTTGATTCAGTGTCGTTGCTACAACAACTAGTAGAAGAAGATGAACCGTTCGTAGAGTACGTATCACCGTACGATATGTTCTTACCAGCTAACGCGCGACGCATGAACACGTCACGTTGGGTGTGCCAAAGAGTACGCGTACCAATGGAAGAAGCAAAAGCAAACGATCAGTTCAACAAGAAAGCACGCGAAGACCTTAAAGTTGACACTGGTTATGTAGATAACACAACACTTGTACAGTACGAAGACAAAAGCGAAGGACTGCCACCAGCATTCACGTACGTAACACTGTTTGAGTTTTACGACATGAAAGAACAAACACTGTGCGTCTTCCAACTAGACGCTGAAGAGTACCTATACGAAGGTCCAAACCCGCACGCACACCGCTATCCTCCGTTCGTACATATGCGTAACTTCAACGACGGTGGCATGTCATGCTGGTCGTTTGGAGATCTAGAAAACATCGCTGGCCTACAGCTCATGATTAACGAAATCATGGTAGCCGAACTCAACGACCTTAAGCGCGTAGGTAACAAGTACTTCATCAACAAAAAAGTACTCACACCAGAACTTACCAAAGCACTACAGGACAACAAACCAGACCAGGTCATCCCGTTGGACCTACCTGGAAACATGAGCATCAACGAAGTGCTTGTCCCTGTACAACGTATGTCTACACCAGCGGACAACTATATGATGGAAGAAAAACTTCAGGCTTACATGCAGCGCATCTTGGGTGTTACCGACTTCCAAGTTGGAAACATTGCTGCTGCTAACCGTACTCCGGCTACAGCTGCAGCTGCCGTAGAGGGAGCATCCACTACCCGCGCTATGGACAAGATGACTAACGTAGAAAAAGCATCGCGTGAGATTGCGCTTCGCATGTTGGCCCTATGTCAGCAGTTTATGGACAACGCTAAAGCCGTCAGGATTGCCGGTCCAAACGCCACCACGTGGCTTCAGGTATCTGAAGACGACATCGAGGGTGAGTTCTTCATTGACGTTGAGGGTGGTTCTACACAGGCAATCAACCCGGCTACCCGCTATCGCCAGGGCCAGGAACTGCTCCAGCAGATCGTCCCTATTCTAGCTCAGATGGGTTATGACCCAGAGCCAGCTACTCGTGCTGCACTGTCGTACATGGGTCTTAACCCTGAACACATCCTTATCAAGCCAACACCTCCACCTGCCCCTCCTATGCCCGCTGGGCCGGAGATGGGCATGCAGGACCCTATGGCTATGATGCAAGGCCAGATGGGTGACACGCCGACTATGCCTATGGGCAACGAGGCTACACAACAGGTGATGGACATGGGCGGAGCTCCTCTTCCAGGTGCTACAGAAGGTGGAATGCTGTACTAAATAACTTGCCAAATGCAAGTTTTAAAATGTGCGTGGTTTCTTTAAAGCTACGGCAACGTGTTTTTAACGAAACCCTTGCTGCTTCTAGGTTTTATTTAAGTTAAAAGTTCTGAACTGACGCACTACAACGCGCCTTAATAATAGGGTAAACTTATGATAGTGGGGAAAAAACTTCCCCAAATACGGCCTATAGTAGGTAGTGCAACTCGGCCTACCACGAACAAGTTTTTCCCAGAACCCCTGCGCGGACAATCTGTGAGGACACTCGACAAGGAGTAAATATGTCAGAAGAACTGCGTAGTCTTATCAATAGCGCTATGACGGAACTGAACCCTGAAGCTCAGGACAATCAGACCCCGGTAGCCGACAGTGAGGCAAATGACGACAGCGATTACGAAGTCGAAACTTCCCAGGAAGACGACACCGATGAGATCGAGGCTGATGCCGAGGTCGAAGAGGAAGAGTCAGACGAAGAAGCAGAAGACGACGAAGACTCAGAAGAAGCGGACGATAAAACCGCTGACGATGGGAAGACCCACACTGTGAAGGTAAACGGTGAAGTTCTTGAAGTTTCACTAAAAGAACTTAAATCCGGTTACCAGCGACAAGCTGATTACACACGTGATAAGCAAGCGTTGAAGAAAGAAATCGAAGAGTTTGAGCAAGTAAGCTCTACTTTGATGGAAGCCTACGAGGGCATTCAGTCTCTCGAGCAGGCATGGGAAGAAAACCCGGTAACGGTTCTCTCTCAGTTCTTCTCCACCACAGAGAACCCAACATACGCCATGGCACTTACCATTAAGGAACTTGCTGTAGCTAACCTGTTGGAACAGGACTTCCTAGACATGTTCGGTGTAACATCCGAAGTGCGTCGCCAGTGGTCACAGGAAACACAGAGCACTCGTGCTCAGCAAGAGCATAAAGCAACCGGTTCGCGCCGGGAGCAGGAGCTAGCTGCAGCACAAGAGGAACTGGAAATCCAGCGGACGATTGCCGAATATGACCGTCAAATTGACGAGATCATTGAAGCTGATGGTCTTAACTTCAATGTCAAACAGCGTTCAGCGTTCCGTCAGGAACTTGCTGGTTACGCCGCAGATAACGAAATGACAAACCTTAAGGCAGCCTACAAGGCCTTCAAGTATGAGGAAGCTCAAGCTAAGAAGACAAAGGCAGCTAAAGTAGCAGAATCTGCTAAGAAGAAAAAGACCACGTCTGTTGTTGCGAGGTCTGGTTCTGGTTCCGATGGAGCTAGTTCCGTAAAAGACAACACTGATCTAGCGTCAGTAATCAAGGCAGCGATGCAAGACACTCAGGCTAAACTGAGTTAATGCGTCTATCTCCTTGTAACTAACGTTTGACCGGTCCTTCATATCCGCGCAAACTACAACTATTTACTGGGAGGTAAATCAAATGAGCGCACTCGGCGATGCATTTTTCGTGCAGACCTTTACAACAACCCTTCAGCGTTACGAGAAGCAACTCGTTGACAACGTACTGCTGGAACACCCTACTCTTGAACTTTTCAAGGGTCTTTCCAAGTCCATCACAGGACGCGGAGTCGTTATCCCTCTACGTGCAGCAACACTTGGCGCAACTGGTTACACAGATGCATCTGGTACTCACTCAACTGGCGTCTCAACAGACATCATGGGTTCCGCTGTTTACAACTGGGCAAACGAAATTGTTACCCCATTCCGTTTGAAGCACCGCGACATTCTTCAGAACTCTGGCCCCGAGCAAATCGTGTCCTTGGTTGAAGAGTACGTCAAGGCTGCACAAGCTGACCACTCAGACTTCTTGGTTGCTGAACTGCACGGCCTTGCCGCTGCTTACAGCACAGGAAATGTTTTCAGCCTCGACATGATCGTCGGTAACGCATCTTCAGATGCTTACTACGACAGTGTTAACGCTGACTGGGAAGCAATCGGCGGAATCAACCCTAACACAGCAGGCAAAGGTTACTGGCAGGCAACTCGCCAGGAAATCGCAAAAGCCGACAAAGACATCGTTGCTGCAATGCGTACCATTGCTAACGAAGTCTATCGTGCTTCTCGCAAGCGCCCAACCGACGTTATCGCCGGTTTCGATTGCTTCGAAGAGCTTGAGGCTTTCTTGCAGACCAAGGGTCAATACACCAACCCACAGGGTACGGCCAACACACGCTTTACTGAAATCAAGTTCGGTGACCTCACCGTTCGTCTTGATCCAGATTGCCAAGATGACCGCATGTACTTCTTGAACCGCTCAACACTACGCTTTGCGTATTGCGCCGGTGAGTTCATGAAGAGCTACCCAGCACAGCCAATCGAAGGAACGCTTGACACAGTTGTGCCAATCGCTTCAACGGTTCTGTTTGGTGTTTCAGAGCGTCGTGCAAACGGCCTTCTAATCCGTTCGTAATAACGAACAGGTTTTACCTGAAATAAAATACCGGAAAACCGGTTAAAAGAGGAAGGCCCCGGAGAAATCCGGGGTCTTTCCTTATTTAGGGGCAAGTTCCCCAGTTCCGGCTTTTAATGAAAGACTTTCGGAGGATTCATGGCTTACACACTTTCTACCTTGCGCACCTATACGCGAGATCTAACTGGCATCTATACAACTGACATCATTTCTGACGACCTTTTAGGTGCTTGGATTAATGAAGCTTACTTTGAAATAGCTCGGATGCACAAGTGGTCTTGGGCTGTTAGTGTTAACAGACTTAGCAACTCTCAGACTCCTGTTTTTCCAGAACAGTTCCACCAGGTCCTAGCGTATCGTGCCGCTGTAACGGTTTTGCGGTTTGAGTCTGACGATACAAAGCGTTCAGAGTTCTTTATGAACGAGTACAGCACCCTTGTTGCTGACATGTACAAAGACGACCTACAAAAAAATGCTTACGCTGTTACGAACACAATGGCTGGTCTTATCAGTAATGTTCGTACCTGGCTTGACGACTACAGTGACAGAATCTCTGACGAGCTTATTGAAGAGCGCATCATGGACGTCTATGACGAACTGTATGAGGGTGCTACCTGGTCTTTTTCAAAGACACCGTTTCCTGGCATGGGCTGGGACTACACCCGTGTTCTAGTTTTTGGAGCCGCCGGACGTCTTGGTGGCCTAGCTAGTAAGGGTTCAGACTTTGTTGCTTCTATGCAATCAGAGTTTGGTTTGGCTATGGAAGAAATGAAGACACATTTTCTTCTTACTGGTACAGCTACAGCACAGACAACGCGTGGAAATCTTCGCCAGTTAGTAAGAAGCGTTACAGGAATTTATGGCAAGTCAATACCTGACACTCTTATTAACGCGTGGATCAACGAGGAGTATCAAGTACTTGCAGCTGAACGCAACTGGGCGTGGCTTGAACAACTACATCAAGTAGATCTTGCGTCTGGTGTATCTACATTTACTTTGCCAAACGGTTCTCGAAAAATCCTTGAGTTTTTTGTTGTTGAAAAACTTAGTGGCTCGACAAACGTTCAAGATAACGTTTCATCTAAGGACATAGTGTATGCCGTGGCAAGCGTTCTAGACGTAGAGGCAAACGGCGCGCGTTATGTTTATGACATTGCAGATGGAGGTGTTGTAAAGATTTCACCAACGCCAACT